TAATTGCCATATTATATAGCCTCCTATAATTCTTTTTCGTCTATATTTTTTATCCAATATTTTGGTTTAACTTTTTTACTATCCGCGCCGGCTAATAAAGCTCTTATATCAATATTATATTCCTCGTTTTGTTGATACATAGCTATTAACCATTGTACACACGCATAGCTCATCTCTCCAATATTAAGTGGGTTTAAACCAATTCCCATACAACAAATTGCAGCAAGTAAAGTTCCAAAAGTTGGAGCAGTTTTACTTTTTTTCTTTTGAATCATTTTCTCAGATTCTCTGATTTTCATTTTATATCTTTTAATACGCGGGTCTAAATTTTCTTCCTCCGGATCTGGAGGTTTTATCTCATCTATACCCATTATTAAACGAATACAATTTTGAAAATCAAAAAAATTATCTTGAGTTAATAGTCTAGGATTCTCTAAATCTACATTAGGATCTAATTCATCCTCTGACTTGCCAATAAGCAACATTTCTATCTCTGGAACTATTGTTACTGGTTCATGAACAAATTGTTGAAAAGCTTGTTCTATTTTTTCTTGCATTTGCTCATCTTGAAAATAATTCATTAACAAATATTGGAAAGGGGTTGGTACTTGCTGAACATTCTCGTCCTTTAAATAAGCTTCGTCCAACTCTTCTTGTGTAATAGTAAATAAAGATTGATAAATAGCGAAATCCTCATTCCCTACTACATCATTAACCGTAGGGGGATATATCTTACAAACATCTTTAAAACTTATCGGATAACCCAAAAAGATTCTATCATTAATCATAAGATGTCAACGAGAAAGTCTGTTCATAAGCTGAAATTTCTTCTGTTAAAAAATTTAAATCAAAATCTCCGCCAACTAACTTTCCTAATCCCTCTATTTTCTTATTATTCAAAGACTTTTGAATCTCCCCCATAATAGCAAAAGGTCTTAAGTTCGTTCCTTTAATTAACCATTGAGTCATTGGAACAAAAATTTCCAAACTAATCGAAACACTTTTAAATTCATTGTTTGAAGCTAGACCACGACCGCGCGCCACCCTTAAAGCCACGATGGATTTCGCAGTTTCTTTCGGGCCAACACGAGGCACTATTTTAATTAATTTTTCAAAAATTTCATTCTTTATTTGTTCTTGAGTTAAATCCTCATGATTTAATGGGTCTTTATCGGTATAATATAATAACTTTAATAAGTTTTGATTAGCTAAGAGTCTTTTAATTATGTATTGTGCATTTATTCCTATATCAGAACAATTTCTTACTGTCATTATTCTTTACCCCCACTAATCCAAAAATAATCATTAGATGTATCATCTTCAGGTTTCTCTGGCGGAGGTGTTAAATCTCGAATATATTGCGGATCAACTGAAATAAATTCAACCCCAGGTGTTGACTGTGTATCATAACCAGTAACAACATAAGCTTCTTTTATTGACTCCAACTTATTACCTGCATTAACTTCTAAGTAATCATCTTTTCTTATATGTTCATTAAGTGGCATAATAAAGAAACTTAATTTCAAATTCTCTGTATAAAGGACTCTGCTTCTGCTACGAGATTTCAATTCATCTTTTAACATATTGTCTTCTTGCCCATAAAAATATGCCCAAGAAGTTTGTTCATCCCCATTTCTGTCCTTCCAAGTAAGGAAATGAGTCATTTTTAACATAATATATCTATTATATCCACTAGCTTTCATATCTTCTAAATAATAGATAAGCCAAGGTCTTAATTTATAGTCTTTATCTGGGATGAATAAAATAGTTCCACTCGGCATATCTAAATGTACGTCAGTTAACAAATATTGCATTGTTTTTGTCTCATTTTGCCTCATTGGAGTAAGCTCGCCTTCGCGCACTTCTCCATCATACTCAAATTCAACATAATAAACTGACTTCAACATCTGCCGATGAAAATTTTCTTCCCTTTGACCTTGTAAGCGAGATTGAAAATCTATTCCGTATCTATTTAACCTCTTTAAATATACATCCTCATAGTATCCCATCGTCTCCCTCCACCTGTTTTGAAAGCAAAGACATACAATCAAAAATTGTACTTCTAAAATACTCATATCTTAAATATCTTAAAGAAGCAATTTTATGGAATAAAGTGTAATAATTAATTGTTCTTTCTTCTACATCAAATCCCATGAGTTCAATGATAATCGAATCTAAAAACTTTTCCCACTCTCTTCCTTTTTCATACTCGCAAAGTAAGCCAAATAATTTATTTTTTAAACTATTTGTATATCCTTCATCCATACCAGGAATATATTTCATTTTACTCTCCTGCCAATTGTCTATATGTAAATGGCTGGCCTTTACGTGAACGATAATAAATACGTTCTAGTTTTAATGCTTTATATTCCTCTCTTTCAAGTAACTGTTTTAACTTATCTATTAAATTAGCTTGTGAAAAATCTCTTTCAACATATAAAGGCTTAACATTTTCCCATGTCATAATAGTTCTATTAAGCCATTCACATTTCATATAAGTTGCAAGTATTTGAATTTCTTCATTAGCTACATTTTCATCGACGAACATATCATCTTTTATTTCTAAGCTAACTCTAGGAAACTTAAAATAAGGAATAGCCGCGTCTAGTAAAGACCGCCAATCCATTTCTCTTTCTTCATCTGTCCAATTTAACCATTCGTCTTCTAACATTTTTGATAGAAACGCATCATATACGTCATAGACTGAAGCCATTTTACCTCTCCTACTTAGTGGCGGCTTGATCTGCCCTATTCAGCTCAATTGCTTTCATAATATTAACATCCACATATTGCTGAATAATTTCCGATTTATCATAATCCATAATTTCATTTGCAATAGCATATGCGGCAAGCTCATTAATTTGTTCAATAGGAAGTTCCTTAATCTTCTGTCTGAACTCAGCAACTGGCATTACTTTTAAATAACGTTTTCTCTGGTCATCATTTAAAGTAATAATATTAACTGGCTCTTTCGCATCTTCTGGTTCAAGACCTAGTGCGATTTTGGTTTCCATATCCTCGATACCAAGAAGTCCATTCTTAAATAAATTCTCAACACCAGGACTATACATAGCCTCTTCTAACTGTTCAAAAGGAATTGTAGCCACCGCGCCTTTTCTTTCCCAGACTCTTCTAAGTCTTAAATCTGGCACTGTTAATATAACTCTCTGTGAAACTAAACTTACAACTTTTACTTTCTTATCCATTTTAAATACTCCTTTTAACTCCCAAATAAACATAGGGAGGGGATTAACCCCTCCCCTATCTAATCAATTATGCGTTTGGATACATTTCTTTATAAGTCTGAGTGATTCCCTCATTCTTATAAATTCCCCAGTTATGATAAGCGAGGATAGCCGTACCAAGCTTTCTATAAGTGTGAATTTCCATAGATTGATCTGCATTTGTGAAGTCCCAAATCTGTGTGTTACCCTCAAATACAACCTTAACAACTCTTTCACCGCCTGTAGGAAGTACATAAGCGAGTTGTGGGTCAATCCATGTTTCTACGTTGTTCTCATCAACAAATGATTGCGGAATCTGAACAATTGGAGTTCCTCTAAAGATATTAATGTATCCCTGATTGTGGATAGCATCGATATCTTGTGGATGATAAACGCCACCATAATTACCATTAGCAGCAACTGGAACGATAGCATCAGCGCCCATAGCAGCAACGAATTCAGGCGGTGCAAAAATAACTGCGCCAGAACCATAACTTCTTACTGTTGAGATAAGCTTCATCATTTCCTGTCCATCAAAATCATTACCAACTGTTACGTTAGCTCTGTTATTTGCAGGAACACCATGCTGAGTAACAGCTGCGCGCAGTGCTCTTTGAACCTCTTGATAAACTGCATCTGTCTGAGCCTCTGTCAGAATTCCAACGAGTTCAGCCATGTTTTCAGCACCATCAAGCATTCTCTCGAAGTCGATAGAAACAGCTCCGCCGATAGCGTGAGCACTAACTTCGAAAGTGCTATTATCAAGTCTGAAACTCTCATATACACCAGACAGACCAACTTGAGTAAGGAACTTTCTTGCTCTAGCTCTGCCAAGCTTTTGTCTGAACAGAGCCTTTTGGCCTTGTCCAACCTGTTGAACCTCTGCGAACATTCCTACAGCATCAATAACCTTATTAGGAACGATTTCGTCAGCAGCCTCAATTATAATTTCATAAATGTCATATCTGTTCTTCATGAACTGATTAACGGAACCAGCTAACTCTCTAAGTCCTTCGCGAAGAGCATCATCAACGTTTTCAACAGAGAAGTTAGTTGGAGCCTGACCTTTAGCTGCA